GATACCGCCATGCATAAAATCCAGACGCCAGAAACCACAAAACCCCTGACTTCTCTCGAAATCAGGGGTTTTGTGTATATCGAATTTGGCGGTGAAGGAGAGATTCGAAACTACCCGTTTGCGGTTTTTTGAGCATGCCCCCCCGGTTTATAAGGGCTGCAGAGGAGCGAGATTTTGAATCTCAGTCCCATGCCAGTCCCATGGGTTTTGCACACCAGGTTACAGAACAGGGTCGCGAAGGCCATCTCGACGATTCATGTTGACCCCCGGGAAAAAGGTAATTTTGGTAATGCAGCATGAGGGGACATTTGGAAGCCTTAAAAGTCGAGGCCTTGAGAGAATTCCGCAGAGGTAATAATTTAGTAAGTATGAGGTTAGAAAATTACCTTTCCCATGGGTAATCCCTGATAGCCCTCAAACCCAGTAAAATCGGGCACTTCAGAAAATATTACCCTCACCCTTACCTAAAATTACCCTTTGAGGTAATGACTGAAAGCCAAGCACCATAAGGGCTGTAGTCCACTTTCATCCCTCGCTTACCAAAATTACCCTTTTCCCACCCCACGTTTGAAAATATCCGTACGGCAAATCCCAAGCAACCGCTTTCGGGTCCAACCTGGAGCACTCTCGCTGCTATGCTGGTTTCTTTCAAATGGAGCCAGTACCAATGCCAAGAGAAGATGCTTTACCCGGGAGTTCGATGCGTGAGGTGTTCGATGTATTCCAGCGCGCGCATCAATGATACGCGCTCATCTTTTCATGACCGGGCCAACAATGCTGGTCGAGCAACGGACTTGAACCGTGGACCAAGGGATTATGAGCCCGAGTTAAAGTGCCGTGATCATTGGTCATCGTCAGCAAAATCAATGGTTTCAGATCAGGCCTGTGCATATATGCAGAAATGAAATCTTCCTAAATTGGACGGATCATTGATTGGCCTTGCTCATAACGGCGCAGGTGGCGCGACCGCCGTGTAGGCTTGAGCGCGCATCCTGTCAATCTCTTCAATTCTTGCCAGTCTGGCCAGTAAATCTTCCTTTGGATCGTAAAAAGGAGGCCGTTCAGGTGGTGGGATTTTGTATTTCTTACAGAGAGATTCGATTTGTCCAATTGCTCTTAACGCAAGCTTCGACAGGTTTTCATCCCGGTACCGGTAATACTCCTCGTAGTCAGGTGGGGATGCTTGATCCCCGACAGAATCCATGCCTTCTTTGATGGCGTTGAGTCGATTGGGCATCGACATGATGTCGTACATCAGCTGGGTGGGTAGTGCCCGATAGTCACCGCCTTCAGGAAGCGCGAAGTCGGGGTTTGGAATAGTGCTATGGGTGTAGCCCTGATCATCCGTGAAAAGTGGATCGTTTACCGCGTTGTAACATTCGCCTACCAGCTTATCCAGGACGAGTACCAGTCGAATTCCTAAATGCTGCGCTTCGATTTTTTGCTTTTTGCACGAAAGGCGCGATTCCTTTATCCATCCCAAGGCGAATAGGATCAAAGAACCGGTCGTTGCGATGACACCTCCAAGAGCGACTTTCCCAACGTCAGTAGCGAAGAACTCCCACATTTGATCTATCCCCATCCAAAGTTCAGGTGCTTCAAGGCTGTGCAAAGGCCGAAATTCAAGGTGCGTCCCGGCCACCGTGCCTTCTGTCTAGATCGACTCTGATTTTGGAAACCCGCTCACTGCAGGATTATCGACCCGTTACGAATTCGAAAACTGCGCAAATCTATCCTTTTTTGGGATCTGATCCCCGTACACAAAGGCTTTGAGCTGTGGGCTTCATGATCCGGCTTGCCGCAAGCTTAGTGCAGGGTTTCTGCATTTTCTTTCAAACCTTTGCATCTCGTGCAATCGCCGACTTCCATACTAGCCCCCCGACATCGCTAGGCGGGAAGTCAGCTTGCACTACATCCGGGTTTGCAAAAAAAACGGACGCAAAGCCCGTCGGCGGGAGGGGGATAAGTGCTTTTTCAGCAGTTTTTTTCACGGTGGCGGGATTTTCCCAGGACGGGCTGTGATCCTCGCCCATGCGATCAACCTAGCGCCGATAGCCGTCAGTCGCTCTCTTGATGTGTGGTAACAAACCGCTCGATATACTGTTTACATATACAGTATTCGAAAAGGTGGGTATGGCCGATGAATAGGGAATCTGTGGGAACCGTAATCCCGGAGTCATCTGAAGTTGTGCGGTGGCGAGTCATGCTGCGCGATGAGGCCGCATTGCTCGCAATGCCCGGTGCCCATCACAAAGCATTGCTTAGGCAAGCCCATACTCTGCACCAGGACCGCCTAATCAATGCTGATCACCTCAGCGATATGCTTGAGCTGGCGGACGCGGCGCTGGCCTTTGCTGTCGAGTCGCTTCTTGATCTCGACGGTGACGAGTAGGAGACCCAATGTACGTATTGGTCACACCTATGCGCTTACGTGGCGTCGCATTAGATCCCAAGGAGCGGCGCCGCTATCCGGCAATCAGGGGCAATGTCATGGTCAACTCTACTGAATGCCATGAATTAGGCCGAGCAGCTAACGTTGCTCGCGTAAAGATAGGAATGCCGCTCGATCCGGATCCATTGCCGCCATTGCTTGATGCAACGCTGGCAGGGATGGCCGTGACGGGTTTTGTGTTGAGCGGCATCGAGTACATCGATGGCTGCGCCTACGCGCAGTCTTGGTGGTGCCGGCAGGGATAGAAGGATGCAGGGGCCAATGGCCCCTGCTAGTGACGCGTTATATTTCCCGAGCGAGAACGAACAGGCGCACAGTCCAATAAGCTGCTTGGAGCGCTCGAATCATTTCTTCAGGTAGATAACGATTTATAAGTATCTTCATATAAAGATGCTCAGAGAGTTGGCGGGAACCGCTACCTGCAAAGGTGCGGAGTGTCCTACCCGTTTAGCAACTCAACCCGCCGACACAGAAACTTATCCACGCAACTCGTTAAATAATGATTATTTCCAAATTAGGAAAAAGTCACAACTAAACTCATTTGACAAGTATTCTTGCTTGACTGGTCTGTCACAGAGCCATACTCTTCGAAATTCCGGTATCAAAGAAGCAAAGCCTCGGGTAGTTGGGAAGGATGCTAACACAGCTTTTCTGACGTGGAACAGCCAATGCGGCACATCCGAGGAACACAATAAAGCCCGGCTCCGCCCGGGCTTTGTTGTGTCTGGCGCCCGGGCGAGAGCGCCGATTTGACACCGCTGCCTGAAACACAAGGGTTTGGTTGAGGCGTTGATCAAATTTGTTTACCGATATCGGTAAACTTTCGTCAACACAAGTAAACACTATGTCACGAAAACTTTCCGACAGACGGTCGGCGACAACTAATTGTATCAAACAGGGCGCCCCCACCCATCTTCCACACTTAACTGTGGAACCATGTACGAATACCGCATAACCATTTATGCCAGCACACTCTCAATAGTAAAACACGCCTACTGCGTAACGCGCTTTAATACCCCGGCGTGGGATGCAGCCAATGCACTGTTCGTGGAAAAAGCAGCCGCGTTGGAAGGTGCCGGACTCGGCCCGTGAACGTGTGCAGCAATCTGAGCATTCATCTGTTCCAGCAGGTCGAGCACATCGCAGACAACCTGGAACAAGTTCACGCTTTCCGAGCCAATCCAATTCTTCGGCGCTTCCAGGCGTTGTCCCTGGCTGGCCACACTTTGACGAACACCCTCGATCCGCTCCTGCATATCACCGCCCACCGTGGCGTTGTGCTTCTGCCCCACTACCAGGTTCAGATCCCGACCGGTTGCCTGGTGCAGATCATCCACCGCCGCCAGGCTCGCCGACCCGCCCGACAGCAGCTTGAGCGCGCCCAGCGCCTCGATCTTTTTCACACCACCCACAGTCTCGGTCGAGTGGTTGTCGACGGCTCGCGTATGGCTCTGGAACTGCTCGCGGTTGTCCAGGGCTTCAACCTCGCGCTCGATCGCTTGATCCCGGATCTTGCCATCGGTCTGGCGTAACCAGTTGCCGTCCGCGTCGACGCGCTGCTGGGCGGTGCCGCTGTGCTGCCACACCTGGTCGCCTTTGGGCACCTTCGGCATGCTCAGCCCGTGAGGCAAGATCGATTGGATATAGGGCTTGTTCGGTAGGCCGTAGGCGAAGCACACCACAACCCGCGTCCCTTCCTCTGGAAAGGCGTAAATGCCCATTTCCTCGCCGCCGGTGGGCAGTGGCAGCGGCACGCCGGTCAACGGCGGCATGGCCGGATCTGGCGCGTCGTCAGGGCCGAGAACAACAATGTCCACCGCGTAGCGCGGACGGAAGTCGTCGCAAAGTCCGGCGTCCGCCGGCGCATCGGCCACGGCTGTGACCTGGGCGAATCGTGGCAGGTGATAACCGCCGGTGAGTTCGGGAAATTGGCGCTCTACAGCGCGGCGGATTGCGTCTTCCATCGGATAGCCATCTGGTCATTGGCGAGCGCCACACTGGTGACGCGCTCGCCGGCGTTGATCGTTGCACCTGGTCGTAGCCCCGGAAGGGCCGCGACCATTGCGCTCTGGTTGCCCTGGTAGCCGTCGAAAAGCTCCGTGGGGATCTGCAGCGGCGCCCGGGCGCCAAAAAAACTGTCGGCCCAACTGCCGGCAAACACTTCGCCGTTGCCCAGCTGGTGCCAGGTGAAGTCCGGAATGCTGAACACGCGGGCCAGACTGTCCATCGCCTGGTAGCCGGCGGCGAGGCTGTAGAAATACGGTGCTTTCATGCCGGCATAGGGTTGATCCGGAACACGAAAACGCAGGCCGGTCTGCTCACTGATAGCGGCCAGCACGGCGCGCAGGTCAACGTGACGCAGATTCAGCGGCAAGGGGTTGGCCAGCACAGCGGCCAGCTCGCGGCAGAACAGCACCTGCTCCACCGCGTTGGCGGCAGTGCAGCGCTCGACGTAGCCGATGAAATGGCGCTGCAGCGTCCGATCGTTATAGCCGATATCCAGCGTGACCAAGCCCTTCAGCGGCTCGGCAGACTGAACGGTGAAGTTCGCCCGCCCTGGACTGGTGGCGTCCAGCCGGACGTCTTCCTTGACCAGGGGAACAGACGCGCCATTGATCGACAGAACCTTGTGCAGCTTCACTTCTGCTCACTCCCCAGCCACTTGTCTACACGGCCCAGCACCTTTTCAAACCCGCTCAATTCCGGATTGTCGCCGGAGCCGGAGCCGCCGCCCTCCCCGACCCCGCTGCCCGGGGCGCCTTGGGCGTCAACCTTGTTGCCGGCGCGTCGTCCCTCGACCTTTTCCGGGTTCGATTCGCGCTCGCTGAGGGTGAATTGCACCAGCCAGGCTTTCAGGGTGTCCGCCTCCCGGGCGCTGACACCTTCGGAGAACTCCACCTGACGCACGCCGAAGGCCTCGGCGGTGTCATTCACCACGCGGTACAGATGGAGCTGACCACCGCTTGCCGTGGCTTCGGCCATGCGCATCAAGTCAGTCAACTGCACCCGATCGACGAAGGGGATCATCAGCGACACGGCCAGCGTCTTGGGCTTGAAGCCCTTGTGCGCCTTGTCGGTGTTGCTGGTCTGCCCGGACATATCGCCGCTTTCAATTCGCAGGTTAGCTGTGACTTTGAGGTTCTTCCCCTGGACTTTCTGCCCGTCGAGTAACAGCGTCATAGGCCCACCAGCTCCTGTACAAAACTCAGCCCTTCCTTGGTGCCGACCAACAGCATTCCCGCGCACTGCACCCATTCATGACCCGGCGCGTCACCGCTCAGCAACTCCTGGCGCAGCTCGCTGGAGTTACCCGGGCCGATCAGGCGTGCGCGGATGCTGACATCCGGATTGCCCTCGGCCAGCAGATTTTTCAGGTCAGCCAGTTGTTGATCCCGGCCCTTTTGCTGGGCGACTTTGCGAGCGGCCAGCGCTGCCAGATCGCCCAGCGGCGAGCTATCGGCGGCGTAGCCCTCCAGCACGGCCAACTGGCCGGCCATGGAGTGTTTCGCGGCCTTCACCACCGTGCAGCGCTCCAACGGCAGCGCTTGCCAGCGCGGGAGCGGGCCGGCGCCGGGGATCTCCCACTTTTCGCTCTCCAGCTTCATCAGGTGCTGGGCGCGCCGTTCCGTGCGCACCAGGTCGGGAATCGGCAGCAATGCATTGAACCGCGACAGGCCGCTGGCCAACTGCTCCAGGCGCGTGCCCAGGAACAAAATCGACAGGGCATATTGCGGCCCCGCCGGACGCCCGTTGTCGGTCGCGTCCTCCAGCTTTCTGGCCAGGTGTTCCAGCACGTTCGGCGCCGACAGGAACCGCTGATAGCCTTGGCCCTGGCCGATGCCACTTTGAAACGGCGTCACCACCAGGCACGCCGGCACCTGGCCCAGTTGATCGGCCAGCGCCGCCCGACCGGCTTCAATGGCGCCTTTCGCGGCCTCCGCGACTGGCCCCGGGTTGGTGTTGGCCAGCCCGTCCAGACCGGCCAGCCGTTGCGCGGTGCTGACCAGCTCGCCGGTGGCCAGATCCTTGGCGGCGGACAGCCCGCCCATCCATTGCGTGGCCTGCTCCGGCCATTGCATCGTCACCGGTGCCCAGTTCATGCCGGCGGCGTCCAGGTGATGGCTTTCATGGCCTTGAGGTTTTTGTCTTTCAGCGCTTTATCCACAGACTGACGCAACGATTCCGCGCACTGCTGGGCAGCCTGGCGAAAGCGCACCAGGTCATGGCTGACCTTCTGCAACTGGGCGATAGTGTGAGGCCGGAAAGCCAGCACCTGGTCGGCGCCGGTACACGGGTAAACGTCATCGAGTCCCAGCAACACCTGGGCGTTCAGGTTCACCTGGTCATCGATGGCGCTGCTATAACGATGCACGTCACCCAGCGCGCTGGAGTTGAAGCCGCCGGCGACGTACTCGGCGCAGTCAGCCCCGATCATCTGCAGCTTTTTGTCCCGAAGTGCAGCCAGCACGGCATCAATGTCATCGACCCATCCGCCGCCCTTCCAGATCTGGTTCGGCCCGGGTTTGCTCATGGTGTACCCCGCCGGCACCGGTTCGAAACCTTCGAGCGTGCGCGGCTCGCCGGTCGCGGTGCTGTACACCACGACGCCGCCGAAGTAGTCCACAAGCTGCCAGGCGCTGCCGTTCCACCACGCGGCTTTGTGTTCGGGGATCGGCGGCGGCGCGGTTTCCACGCAGCCGCCGGGGATCATGTACACGCCCGGTTCCAGCGGCGATTCGTCCGCCTTCACTGCACCGACGAGGATGCCCAGGTGGTTGGTTTGATACACGAGTTTTTCGGTCATGCTCGATCTCAATACTTGATGCAGAAAAGAAGGGCCATGTTTCTAGGCCGGGTTTCGGATCCGCCAGCGGCGGCGACGGTCACGCCGTGGGTGTGCGCGCCGCCGGCGCCGATCCCAACGTTGTGCGCGTGGTTGCCGGCGGCATCCATTCCGACGGTGTGCTGGTGATGCCCTGCCCAGGACGTTTCGTGTGCCCCGCCCGATTGCTGAACCGAGTTCATGCCGCCGGCGCCCTGACCGATACCGGGCGAACTGGGCGCGGAGTGGTTGTGCGCGCCTTGGGCATCTGTCCATGCTCGGTGAGCGTGATTGCCCTGGGCGTCAGTCCAGGCGGAGTGGATGTGGTCGGCCACCGCTGCGGCCGAGGCGCCGTGCGTGTGGGAAAAAATCATCATGTCCTGAAAGGTGCCGAACACCCGTCCAGGATCAAGGCCACGGCCATCGTCCACCGCACGCGGGAACAGGCCGCGCAGATCCGGCAGGCCGAATGTCGTCGCACCGTCACCCTCGCCGAACACGATGCCGATGCGGGCAAAGAGCGCCGCGAAGGTCGTGCGAGACACCACGGCTCCGTTGCACTTGAGCCAACCCGGTGGCGCCGCGTTCATTGCGAAAGCGGAGACCATGCCGGCCATCGAATCGCCGACCTGTGTTTTCAGCTTGTTCAGCGCTGCAGTGGTGGCGAGGATCTCGCTGCTGTTGGTGTCCGGATCGTCACTTTTGGCGTTCGGCAGGTTGCCCAGCTTCACGTCTTCTTTTGTCGTTCCCCGTGCGCGCAGGTTGGCGTAGTCCCCGTCACGCGCTGCGAAGTGCTGGACGAGCGGCCCACCGATTGGCTCGGGCTGTCGTTCGTCCCAAAACGCCGTGGGGGACGTGTAATGGGCGATCGGCACACAGTAGTGGCGCACGCCCGCCGAGTCGGTGTAGTCGGCCTTTTCGCCGTAGACAATTTTCCACGTTGCCACCCGATCGTTTAACTGGCGTTCCAGGCAGACGTCGAGTGTGATTTTTCCAGCAGGGATAACACCGGTGAAGGCCCAAGGCTTTGACATGAACACCCGGATGCCTTCGATGTAGGCCGTACCGGTTCCCAACTGGAACCCGTTTTCGCTCTTTCCGAACGCCAGTGAGTTTCCGAAGAAACAGGCGCGCCCGTAGATTTCACGATTGCTCAGGCGCTCGCGCTCATCGATGCCGGCCAGACGCACCGTAAAGTCGTGCTGCCAGGTGCTGGCATCGATCGTGACGCCGGTCAGCGCCTGGGCGCCGTCGAAGGCCACCAGAAAGTTGCGGGTGACGTTGTTGCCGATCTGCAGCGGCGGGATGTTCTTGCGCTTCTGCTGCAGCGGTACATAGGACACCGCGAACAGCAGGCCGTCTTCATCTTCAAGGCCGACCCAGTTGAAGTCCCAGTCGCCAATGTCGGAACCCAGCTGGGCGCTGTACACGACCTGGTTGGGGTTCACGAAACCGGCGTTTTCCTTGGGAATCTCGTAGGTCTGAGCGATCTGCGCTGCTGGGGGCTTGCCAGCGGCACGATCCACCGGTGCTTCGGTGTTCAGCCCGGGCACGTTGGCAAAGATAAATTTCGTGATGACCAGGGGCTTTTTCTGGCTTTGTTTCAGGGCGATCTGGCCTTCACCGGCCAACGTAATACTGGCGCTCACAATGCGCTCCTACAGGCTGGCGACCAGCGTTTGCTGGTCGTCGTTGAAATCGATAAGGCCCACTTGAAGGCCCACGGGGGTGATGGTCACGAAGTCGTAGCGCCGGCACGTCCGACCGTATTGCTGGATCAGCACGCGCAGCAGTTCGGGATTGAGCGACAGCTGCGCGTTGCTGAATTTCAGCAGCACCACGTCCCAATCGCGGTCGGGCTGGCGTTCCTCGATCTCGACATAGCCGACGCCCAGGCGCTCGAAAATGCGCTTCATGCCGGCGGTGCTGCCGGCGTCGACCGAGTTGATGAAGGCGAATTTCACCCGCAAGCGGAACAGCGATTCCGGCTCGCCAGTGAAGCGCGTCACGTCGCGCTGCCAGGCCCACAGCTCAAGGATGCTCAGGTGGCAGGTGTCGGGATCGATCTGCGAGTAAGGCCAGCGCAGCCAGCCGGTGACGGTTTCCCACCAGGACTGTGCGGCAGTGGTCAGTTTCGACAGCTCGGTGCCGGCGAGCCAAAACGGCAACTTGAGCTTTATCACTTGATGTTCACCGTCAGGTTCTCCAGCCGGGGAATCGACAGGCCGTTGACCACGTCGACCATGGGTGTGAACTTCACCGCCTCGATACCAGGAAACTGCCGGTGTAATTCCTCACCCAAACGGCTGGTACTGAACCTTGATTGCGGATAGGTCAGGGTGGGCTGGTAGTCCCGGGGCGTGCTTTCGCGATACGCGGCCCGCACAAACAGTTCAACCTCTTGCTTGAGTTCGGCGATCTGCGCGGCGGTCTGGTTGGCGAACGGCCAGACGTTCACCACAAGGTTGGTCGGCGTTTCAGGCATGACCATGGCCAGCAAGTCGTCGCCGTGGCCGTGGTTTCCCTGGTCGCGGATATGCGCGTTGATTTGCTCCAGGTACGTCGCCGCCGGCACACCTGCATCAAACAGGATGTAGGCGTTAGCGCTGCCGGGGCCACGCGGGGCGCCGTGTTCGAAGTACACGCCGTCAGGGCGCACGCCGGGAAAGGCGGAAATCATGGCGCGATAGACCGCGTCGGTGTGCCACTGGTTGACCGCCGAAAACTGGTTGCGCACGCGCAGGCGCAGCTGCTCGTTGGGTTCCGGATCTGCGCCTGGTGAATCCAGCCACCCATCTTTGTTGACCACCTGCACGATGCCAGGGATCGGCGCCGGCAGGATCGCGTAATAACCCGGCGCCAAGTTAAAACCACTGCCGGCTTCGATCGCCTCGACAGGAACGTCCAGCTGCAGCTGGCCCTGCTGGAACGTCGCCGGCGCCGTCGTCACCAGTTTGTAGACGTTCCCGTTGATCGCGGCAGACTGCACCACGATGCCCTTTTCCAGCTCCAGCACACCGTCCGGAATGGCCCGGGTAAACAGCAATTTGCCCTTCGCCTTGGTCGCGCCTTTGCGCTCGACGTTGACCGCCCATGCCAGCGTGTCCAGCCAGGCATCGACCGCCGTTTTCACGAAGAAATTGGGCAGCACGGTCAAGCACAGGAAGTCCAACAACCACAACACCGGCTTGGTGACTAGCGCGGTCATCACCCGCCAGAACGGCGAATAACTACTGGTGTTGGCGACTTTCGCGCCCTGGGCTTCCACCTCTTTTTCCCAAGCAGCCTTCAAGCCTGCTTCGGTGGTCGGGATGCCAGTATCGGCAATCACCTTTTTGAAATCGACGCTCACAGACTTACCTCGATCGATCCGAATTTGATGGTTTTCGCGGTGACCAGGTACACGCCTGGCGCCTGCTCGGTGATGCGCGCCGTACCCGGCACCAGACGCACGTCGTCTTCCACCAGCAGTTCCATCTGCTGGATGCAATCGCGTTGGCGCAGGCGGTCACGCTCGGCCACCAGCGTCACCAGCAGGCCGCTGTCGCGGATCATGTGGGCGATGTCCTGGGCGATGCAGGCGCGGTCATCAATCAGCCTGGGCTGGTTCGAAGGATCGAGCGCCAGGTTGTTGTCGGCGATCAGCAAATCCACGTATTCGCTCATCCGCCCACCGCCATCGCGACCATGTTTTCCATCTCCAGCGGCGTCATCTGCTTGCCGGTGTGGATGTTCACGTTTTCCACATGCGTGCCCTTGTTCTGGCTGCTGTTGTTGTTCTGAATACTGGTCAGCAGGCCACCCGGCGGCACTGCAGACGGGCGTGCCGGCGACAGGCTGGGAATGGCCGCATTGATGGTCTGCTGGGCTTTCTGCGCGGTGTTGGCGGTATCGGAAGCGCTGGTGGCCGCGTCGACGCCTGGCACTTCGGGCATACCGCCGAAACGTGCCTCGATGTTCACGCCCGGGATGCTGTTCAGCAGCTCGATCACGCCGTTTACGGCCTTGGTGAAAATACCGACGATGCTGTCCCACGCGGCCTTGGCCATGCCCGACCAGCCGCCCATGGAGTTGAACCAGTCGGACAGTTTCTGGAACGTTTCGGCAACGGCTTGGAACGCGGCGGTGTTCATCAGGGCCGTCGTCCATTCGTCCCAGTAATAGACCGCTGCAGCGATCGCGGCGACCAGGGCAACGATGCCGACCACGATCCACACCACCGGGTTGGCCAACAGCGCCGCGTTCACCAGCCAGATCGCGCCCTGCCACAGCAACATGGCGCCACGAATGACCGCCAGAACGGCGCTCAGCGTGTGAATCACCACGACGTAAGCGAGGATCGCCAGTTTCTGCAGGATGAACATCGCGACCGTGCGCAGGCCCATGGCCTGGAACAGTTTCCAGACGGTAAGCATGCCCAGCCACGTCATCCGCGCGATGCCCACCACCATGGTCAAGGCTGACATGGCGGCGACGATGCCCATGATCGACAGCGCAGTGATGCCGACCACGCGGGTGATGTTGGGGAACAGCTGCGACCAGCGCACCAGCGTTTTGCCAATGTCGACCATCTTGGCCATGAACGGCGACAGCACCGGGATCAGCACCTGGCCGAACACCACGCGCATGACTTCGACCAGAGACGCCCACTGCTGCCACGGATCGACCATGGCCCGCGCCATCTGCTCGGCGTTCTCCAATCCGCGCACCTTGCCCAGCTGCTCGATGCCGTTGCGCAGCCGATCGGAATCCTTGGCCAGCGCGCCGATCACCTGGGCGCCTTCGCCGCCGAAGGCCTCCATCAGCTTGGCACCCGCCGACGCACTGGTCAGGTCACCGAACTTGCCTTGGAGCTTGTCCAGGATGGTCATCATCGGCAGCATTTTTCCTTGCTGGTCGGTGAACTTCATGCCCAGCTTTTCCGAGGCGGCGCCGATGTTTTCGAAAAACGCCTTGTAGCGTCCGCCGGCGTCGCCGCCTTCCATGGTGCTGCTGAGCGTGCCGATCACCGCCATCTGTTCAGCCAGGTCGACGCCGGACGTCGTCGCGATCGCCCCGGCTTCCTTGAAGGCGTCTTTCATGGCCGCGCCGCTGGTGCGGAACAGTTGCACCGCAAGCGCCGTTTGGCCGCCGAGCTTTTCCACCCACGCGCCCTTCCCCATCGCATCGGCTTGGGACTTCTGCAGGTTGTAGAGCGTGCCGACGTACTCGCCCATCGTTTCGGCGTCGGATTTGGTGGCCTTGGCCAACAGGTTGCTGGTGTTGGTAAACGTAGCCAGCTGGTTGCCGGCAAGCCCCTTGATAGCGCCCTCGATCAGGTACGCGGACGCCACGAAGTCCTTGGCGTTCTCCCCGTAGTTCACGGCGAATTCCAGCGACTTGGCGTTGAGCGCCGACAGCGCGTCTTCAGCCACGCCCAGCGAGCGCACGTCGCCCAGGGCGCGATTGACTTCCAGCGCTGGTTCCATGGATTCGCGAATGGCGACCACGCCCGCCGTCAGCCCACCCAAGCCCAGGCCGATCGTCTTGATGTGCTTTTCGCTCTGGTCGGCAAGCTCGGAAAAGCCCATTTTCACCTTGCCCAGGGGCGCGGTGACCTTATCGGTCAGGCTCAGGATGAAAGCCAGGCTGGCGCTACGGTCTGCCAATGTCGTTACCCGTTCAGCGCAAGGGCGATGCCGTTAGCCACGGCAAACTCCATGCGTCTCCAGTGTTCGTCCTCCAGCCACTTGGCCGTACCCATCGCCTCGGGCGTGGGTTCGGCACCAGGTAGCCAGCGGTTCGTCAGGGCCATCAACTGGCCCAGGCCGTTTTCGCTCAGGCGCTCAGCGTGCTCGAGCGCTTTTTTACGATCACCTCAACGTTGGGTGCGTATTCCTCCAGCAGCGCGCCGGCCAGCTGCATCACCATCACCGGGTTGGCCAGCAGCGGTTTCAGCGTGGCCTTTTCCTCTTGCTTGACGGTGTTCATCAGCAGGTTGTGGCCCGGGGCGACCTTGTTGGTTTGGGTCAGCGCGTTGAAGTATTTGGTCACGTCAGCCGGGGTCAAGCTGAAGGTGAATTCGTTTTCGCCGACTTCCAGGGTGATTTCTGCGTTTTGTTCGTTCATTGGATGACTCACTTGTTGAGGTTGGGTGAAGGGTTGGCCAGGGGCGCCGGCGATCGCCGGCAAACGCCCATGGCGTATTGCTGCAGTCCGACGATCATTTGCCGGCTTTGGGCGAGTTGATCTCGGAGGGTGAAATAATCCTGTCGAGCGTCTGCTGCGAGTTCGGAGCGTCCTGCATCAGCCACGCGGGCGGCGCCGGCGGTAGCGGACACAGATCCGGTGGCGGGACAGGTGGCGCTGACGTACAGCCGACCAGTGCCATCGCCAATAGCGCGGCGCAGGCGTTCGTTTTCAGTGCGTGCATCGGTCAATTCCTTGGTGTTTCGTTGGTCGATCGCGTCCCGCTCGGCGAGCATTTCGCCGCTGATGCGTGCCGCTTCGCGCAGGCCGCTGGCCTCCCATTTCGCGCTGTCGCGCTCGCGCCTGGCTTCGTCGCGCTGGCGTTCCAGTACGTCAAAACCGATCCAGGCAACCAGGCACAGCACGACCAGGAACAAGGCTTCGCGCAGCATCAATAGCCCTCCGCACACAGCCGGGATTCGGCCAGCCGGCGGTTGTGCAGCCCCGGCACAAAGCGCTTCTGGCCCTTGGCGTCGGTCACAAAGGCCCATACCGGCGTCTTGCCGTCCGGCGCCCATGCCAGGGCTTTGCAGCCCTCAGCGATGCGACCGGCGTTGATGAGCGCGACCGCTCGACTGGCGCAGGTGCTGGTCACGCCGAAGTTGTGGCCGTGACTGGTGAGTGCGTCGAACGTGTTCTGGACCACGTTCGGGTTGGTGATGCACTCGGCCAGCTGCAGCTGCGTTTTGCGGATCACCAGTTGCTCCACCTCGGCGCACTTGGCGGGCGACCAGTAGTCGCCGACGACGACCGGGTACGGGCTGGTAAACCGGGTGATGCCTTTGCAAACCGTGGGCAGTCCGCCGGCGAGTTTGTCCGCGTAAACGGTGTTCTGGCCGTTGCCTTCCCAAGTGCCCAGGAAGATCACCAACGGGGCGCTGGCCAGCGCGATCAAACCGGCGGTGATACGTCCGCGCAGGCTCATGGGAACCACACGCGCAGCACTGCCGGCACCACCATCTGCAGCACGGCGCCGACCAGTGTCAGGATGGTCAGCAAACGCCCAACCTTGGAGCCAATCACGTTGACCGCCACAGTCAGCGCCTGCTGTCCTTTGTTCAGTTCCTTGAGCTGGCCAGTCATGTTTTCAAATTGCTGCTCAAGCTTGGTCACGCGGGTCGGCACGGTGTCGTGCCGATCTTCAAACTCGTTCATGCGGTGCTCGATCACGGCGATTTGCCGCTCCAGCGTTCCCAGACGTGCGGTTTCAGTGGTCATCGGCGGTTGCTCTTCTCAACGTCCGTTTGGCACGGGACACACCGGGTGATACCGCCATGCGCCTGGCGCGCAGGCGGAATGGGTTTGTCGCAGTCCTGGCAATGGGTCAGGCTTGGCCCGACCGGCGCAGGCTTGCTCAGCTGGGCCTTGATCGCCTGGTCACGTTGGCGCTGCTCCAGCTCCTGGGCACGGTCGAACCAGTCCACCATCAGCGCAGCCCCTCGATCTCGGTCGCAGCCAGGTACGGCACGCCGTTGATGTGGATGAAATCCGGGCTGGTCACGTCGAACGGCACCTTGTGTTTGGACTTCTCGCCGCCCTTCGGATCGATCGCCAGCAGGCTGGACAGCTTCACCTTGCAGCCGAAGGCTTCCACCCGCAGTTCCTCGTCTTCGCCGGCCTTGGCGAAGAACACCGCATCGAACGGTTTGAGGCCTCGGAAGCTGCCTGCCGAGCGCGCCGCGTCGATCAGCAGATTGAAGTTGGTAGTGTCCAGCTCGAATTCGCCGGCAGCGGCCACGTCACCGTCCACGGTGCCATCTGGCACGCCCCGGGTTTGGGCCACTGCAGAGTTGTCGGTGATATCCAAAGTGCAGCTTTCAACGTGCAGCGCGATATCGCCCAGGCTCACGTCAAAGTTCTTGCCGCCAATCTTCGCCATGGGGCGTTACTCCTGTTTGTCGGTGGAAAGATCCAACGCGATGTTTGCGGTCAGGTCTTTCGGGCAGTTGTGGGGCTTGAGCTTGATGTAGGCCGCGACCTTGGTTTTCGTCTCCCAGGTCAGCACCAGGTCGCCATCTTTCGGCGGCTCGATGTCACCGGGGAACACCTGACCCGCGAACGTGGTGGACTTGGCCATGGCACGCAGCGGCGCCATCAACTGGTTGGTGTTGACGGCCATGCTGTTGGGGGTGTTGTTCAGGCGGCGATCGGCCACGCGGCGAATCAGCAGCGGGCGGATCTGGCGAGCGGCCTTGTCGGTGATGCGCAGGTATTCCACGACCTGAAAGTCACTGCCGGCGGTGTCCAGCATGTTGCCGTCGCCCCAGTACACGCCCGGGTAATCGGGATAAGTCTGCGAAACCGAGTAGCGCGCTCGATCCAGTTCACTGCGCACAGCCGAGGTCAGCGGGACTTTGTCGCCATCGATCGGGACAGGACCGAGGCCCAGCACAGCACCGGTGGCCACACGCATGGGGCTGTCAGCGATGCTCACAGAAGCGTTGGCCAAGCGCCCGGCCAGCACGCCCAGGTCATTGCCATGCAGTTGCGGCACGACCAGCACACGCGGCGCCGCCAGATTGGCCAGCAGCCCTTTGCGCTCGCTGACGTACTGCGCCCAGGTCTGTTCGGCGGTGATGCCAGGCACGGACGCCATAACGAACACGCGGCGCCCGTAGGTGTTGTTCAGGGCGATCGCCGCGTCATGCATGGCCGACAATTCAGCGGCAGTGGTGACCGGGTTGGTAATCACCACGGCTTCGACGGAGTAGCCCTGTTGCTGGGCCTTTTCCAATGCGCTGGCCCAATCGCCCTCGGCGCCGATCGGAGCCGCCACGCACGCCCAGCGTTGGCCACCATTGAGCTGGGCGGCGGTGATTTGGGTTTTCAGGTCGCTTGCCGGGACGCCCAGTTGGACGTCCAGGTCGCTGTCCATGTTCAGCGGCAGGATCTGCCCGACGTTCTTGCCGGCTGGGCCGATGAAAAGAAAGTAACGCTCAATCTCGCTCACTGGCCCCTGGCCCAGATTGAGATTGTCGACGGTGACTTGACCGAGTGCCATGCAGTGCCTCGTTAGCGGGGTGAATTAAGGATTTGTTGCAACACCTGGTTAATCAGCAGATTGGTGTCGCGATCGGAGTTAACGCCGATGAACTGGCGCTTCGGCAGGGTGATTTCCCAGCTCTGCGCGCCCGAAGACTCGCTGCGCTGGTCGTCCAGGATGCGGATCAGCAAGCCCGCCTTGGCGTAGTTCACATGCTCCTGAATCCACGCCACCGACGGCCTGGTCAGGCTCTTTTTGCCAGCCTGGCGCACGCGGAAGCCCAGCCGACGCAGGCGCTTGGCTTGTTTCTCGGTGGCGGCAAGTCCCGGTGGGGTTTTGTTCCAGCGGCGCATCTGCGCAGCGGTACGGCGTTCACTGACGCCGTTGTGTTGCTGGGCGGCGACCCATCGAGTCAGGGCGTTTTTCCAACCCAGTTCCGCTTCATCAGCGGTCAACCGGGTGACCACCATCAGCTTGGCCAGGCCGGCTTCCATCTTCTTTTTACCCTTGCCGTCGCCCTGACGCGGGGCGAACGCCGAGCCGTCAAGGTTCTGCTGGGCACGCTGACGTTTGCGGCTCATCGTCCGCACGCGCTTGGTGACCTGATTCAACAACCGGCGGCGCAGTTGGGGCGGCATGGCCAGCAACGCCAATTGCTCGCGCACGCCCAAGCGACCCAGCACGTCGAGTTCGAACGTGCTACGCCCCGCCATTGGTTGCCACCTCGCCGTGCTCAGCGACCCACAGGTCAAACGGGATGAACGCCCAGGTCTTGCCGAAGGCCTCGACTTCGCCGTCCGGATCTTCGGAGAGATACTGCGGCTCGACGAATTCCAGCGTGACTTCCACGTCGAATAGGTCGGTGTCGACCGGGTCCACGGCGAATTCCGGCGCCGGCAGATCGTGGCGGTCGCGATCGGTGTCGTGGTTTTCCAGCCAACTGCCGACCAAGGCCATCAGGCGCGCCGGATGGTCGGCGAAGCGCTCCAGAACGATCGCGGCGCGATAGTGCATGTCCGCGAAGTGCATGCCGCCGACGTCGGGTTTCCAGATCAGCGACAGCCTTACCTGCTCGGTGAAACTGTCGAGTTGTTCAGGCTCGACCAGGCGCCGTTCCAGCAGGTAGGCGGTCAACGCCTGCAGCTTGGTCATAGCAACTTCGCCGTGATGCGGCCACGGCCCTGCAGGGCGCGCACGGCTTGCTGACTGAATGCCAGGAACGTGTCTTCACGCTCCGGCGCTTCCTTGCCGGTGTTCTCGGCGCTCTCGCGACGGGTCACGGTGGCGAACTGCTGCAGGGCGCTGGCCTTGGCGCGGCAGTAAACGGCGCGCTTGTACAGCTTGGCCTTGAACGCACGTTCGGGCAGCAGTATCGGATCGGCTGTTTCCACGACGGTGATGCCCACCGCCAGCCAACTGGCCTTGAGTTTGGCCAGGTCGCCATTGACCTCGGCCATGGCAATGAACAATGCGTCAGTCAGCAGGTCGCCCAGGAACTCCGCCGGCAGGCGATAGCCTTTCTGGAACTCGGCCACGGAGAGGTTCGGCCAGAAACCGTCGCTCTCGATCGCCTGTTCCACAATGGTGGTGGGTTTACCGGAAAAGCTCATTGCTGACCGCTCAAATAGGGCGGGGAGACTGTTTTCGTGGGGCTGGCCATGAATGGCAGACACACGTCCACAGTTCCCCGCTGGGGGGGTAGTCGGTTATTGCGCGCCGTTGGTGGCGGGTGCTTGTTTGGCGATTGCCTTGCGGCATTTCGCAATACGCGTTTCGTTGCCGGCTTTCGCGTGCAGCTCGGTAGAGCGTTCAAGATGCTTGAGCGCGGTTTCCCACTGCTCGGCTTCCATGGCGCGCATGCCGATCAACTTGTGGTACTTGCTCGGGATCTGCTCGGGCAGATTCCACTCACCGTCAACACGCGGCAGCAGATCGGACAGGTACGGTTCCGGGCTGCGCTGGGCGTTGTATTCGGCGTAGGCCCAGTCGATCACCGCATCCGCGACAAAGGTCTGCACGTCGCGCTTGAAGCGCTCCGGCATCTCCTGGCCCTGCTCGATCGCGAAGTCCGCCAGTTCCAGGCCGTCTTCGAATTGCTCGGTGTCGAACAGCCAGATCATTACCTGCACCAATACGCGGTTCGGCATCACCAGGCCCGAATCCATGTAGCGCTGGATGAAGTCCTGGTACTTGGGCAGCAGTTCTTCCCGCTTGAGTGCTTGGCGTCCGGCCAGTCCCTTGATCGCGCTCAGGCGCTCCAGGTCTTGAGCCATTGCCGCTTCCTGCAGCTGCAGGTGCTTTTTGGCATTAGCCGGACTGCTCAGGGCTTCCGCCGGCGAATACGCCAGCGGTGCCGCTGCAGCAGCGATCACTGCAGCGGTTCCCTGCGCCAAAATGCGGCGCTTGTGGGCAAGGGCCAGGCTCACTTCACCAGCTCCACGTTTTCGGTCAGCGCGATTTTTTCCAGCTGCTCGATCACGTAGCCCTCGTTGCGGCTGTTGTAATCCTCGACGCGGGAACGTTTCGGGTTGTCCACGGTTTGCTTGCGCCAGCTGGAGTCTTGGAAGTAAATCGACAGGTTGTCCCAACTGGTGACCAGCACGCCGTTGACCGGGAAGAACGGCACGCTAAAGCTCGGCAGACCACCGTAGGTGGCGATCACCTGGGCGTCCTCGATGCGCTCTTTTTCGGTCGGGGTGTCGCCCTGTTTGGCGTACAGCTTCGCCTTGTCAGCAGCCAGCAGGTCGGTGCCGATGATCGCCACCAGGTCGCCGCCGTCGCGCAGACGCTCGTCCACCATTTGCTTGGTGTCATGCACCAGGCCGTCCAGGTTCTCGTAATCACCGCCCGGCCCCATGGTGACCTTGCCGGGTGTTTTGCCTTCCTTGAGCACCTGTTGCGGCGCCTGTTCACGCAGCTGCTGCAGCCAGCCTTTGTTCACGTCCTGCAGCATCGGATAGGCTTCGATGTCGGTCTGTGCAGCCGCTTTCACACCATGGAAACCAACCATGATGCGATCCAGGGCGATCTGTTTCTGCACAGCGGCGGAGTAGCGTTGATGGAAGTCCGGGAACTTGGCCCAGGCATCGATCTTCGCGTAGGGCAGCCCCACGTCCGATTCGGTCGACGACAGCTCATAGGTGCTGTTCTCCAGCGCCGAGGCATCTTTCGCCACGCGATCGGTGGTCTTGGTGTTGGTGCGGCCAGTAACCGGGCCGGACACGCCAATAAACACCTTCTCGCCCTTGATCTCGGTCACCGGCATGACGTTGATGCGCTGCAGGAAGTCCGCTTTGGCGGTAATGGCGTCGTTCAGCTCCTGGGCGATCGACGGTTCAACGGAGAACATCTTGCTGGCCAGCTCGACACCGTAGGTCTCGGCGATCGCCAGCTGCATTTCGGCATACATCTTGGCGCCGTAGGCGCTCAGGGAACGGGCCATGATCAGAGTACCCGCGCTTTGGCTTTGTCAGTCGGGCCGGAATTGCGCGGCAACTGACGTCCGGTCGGTGTGTTCTGCAGCGCAGTGAATTGCTTCTGCAGGCCGGCCAACGCAGCCAACACAGCCTTATTGCCGCCACCGTTACGCTTGAATTCGCGCTCCTCTTCGGCAGTGGTGACGATCTCGTCTACTGCGGCACTGACGTCATCGATCGGGGCTTGATCGGGTTCTGGTGCGTCTTCGGCTGCAGGCTCGATCACGGCCTGAATGCCGGCAGCGACGACCAGCAGCTGGGCTAGCAGGGCTTTCAAAGCCGTTGCGGTAGCTTCATCCATTGGGGGTTTGCTCTCGGTTGGGGTTTGCGGAGTGGTTTCGGTGGGCGTGTCTTCGATGCCGAAGCGCTTGAACAAGCGGGTGAACATGGTGGCGAGGCGCCCGATCTCGCCCTGCGGTTCGGTTTCGCTCAAAGAGCCAAGTTCGTGGGAGGCGGCGTAATACGAATCGCGGCTGGTACGGCTGGAAAAGTAGAGTTCCTGAGTACCCACGCTGGCGGGTTCGTCAGTGACCGCGATGCCGGTCATATAGGCTTTGCCACGGCCCCGGAAATTCGGCTTGATCTCAATGCTGGTGAACAGCTTTTCGCCGGCGTCGTTGAGGCGCAGCAACTTGTCGTTGGGCTTCAACTGCGCTTCAAGGGCAACTTGGCCAGGTTCCAGGTCTTCCGCGTCCTCGACGAGACGCACAGCGAAGACGGTGCCGAATGAACCGAACCAACGTTCGTGTTCACACCAGATAACGGCGGTGTACAGCGTCGGCGTGTATGTCTCGGCGATGTCGCGCAGTTCCTGGGGCAGGATCTCGCGGCCATCGACGGTCGGGCCGCTGGTGGCAACACGTTTCCAGTAGGAGACAAGGGAACGGGGCATGATTGGTGACTGCGCTCAATCGTTGAATGAGCCGCCACGATAGGGAGCCGAAATCCCCCAAACAAACGCTTTGCTTCGGCACGATTCGTAGAAGAAAACTCTACGAATAACGCCGCATTTACGCCCGCGTTTCCGGCGTTTTCGCCGCATAGACTGCGGCCCATGAACTACCCGACCGAAGTCAAAGAAGCCGCAAAACGCCTCTACCTGCGCCGCTGTTCGGTGAAGGAAATCCAGGCGCATTTGAAGCTGCCCAACATCCGAATCGTCTACTACTGGATCCGCCAAGGCGGCTGGGACGAGATGCTGACGGACGAAGAACCGTTGAGCGCCGTCAATCGACGAATCACCCTGATTCTGGAGAAGATCGACCCGCTGACAAAAGCCGAACTGGATGAACTGGAGCGGCTGACAAGCCTACTTGAGCGACTGAAAAAACTCGCGGCCAAACCTGCGCCAGCGGCGACAACAGATCGTCCGGACGAGCCTCGCGAACGTCAGCCAGTTCAACGTCGTGAGCGTGGCGAAGGCGGCGGCAAGAAGCGCGAAAAGAAGGCAAAGAACGACATCAGCGGCCTGACCGAAGTGGACTTTCTGGATAAGTTCATCTCGAAAATGTACGGCTACCAGAAAGAGCTGTTCGAGGCGAAACAGAACCCGCTGACCCGCCGTGTCCGAAACATCCTTAAAAGCCGTCAGGTCGGCCTGACCTATTACTTTGCCGGCGAAGCGTTCATGGACGCCGTGTTGAGCGGTGATAACCAGGTGTTCCTGTCGGCCAGCCGATCGCAGTCCGAGATCTTCCGCAGCTACATCATCCAGTTCGCCCAGCAGTGGTTCGGCATTGAGCTGACCGGTAATCCGATCACCCTCAGCAACGGCGCTGAGCTACGCTTTCTCAGCACCAACAGCAGCACCGCCCAGGGCTACCACGGCCACGTCTACGTCGACGAATACTTCTGGATTCGCGACTTCGAAAAACTCAGCACCGTCGCCAGCGCCATGGGCACCCACAAGAAATGGCGCAAAACCTATTTCTCGACGCCCAGCGCCGTCTCGCACCAGGCGTATCCGTTCTGGTCGGGTGAAGAGTTTCGCAACAGCAAGCGCGGCAAGAAGGCCGGCGGCGTGTGGCCGAGCGAAGCGGCTTACACGCAGGGCGCGCTGTGCCCGGACGGCCAGTGGCGCAAGACGATCACCCTAGACGATGCGATCGCCGGCGGCTGCGATCTGTTCGACCTCGAGCAGCTGCAGCTGGAGTACGACGAAGACAAATTCCAGCAGCTGTTCTACTGCAAGTTCATCGACAGCACACAAAGCGCGTTCAGCCTAAAGGATCTGGAGCGCTGTTATTCGGATCTGTCGTTGTGGGAGGACTACAACCCGGAGCTGGATCGTCCGTTCGGCAACAGTCCGGTCTGGTTGGGGTACGACCCGAGCCGCACCCGCGACGACGCCACCTGTGTGGTCATCGCGCCGCCGCTCGAACCTGGGGCGAAGTTCCGGATTCTGGAAAAGCACAGCTGGCGAGGCCATTCGTTCACCTACCAAGCCGCGCAGGTCAAGAAGCTGACCGAGCGCTTCAACGTGCAGCACATCGGCATCGATGTCACCGGCGTGGGCTACGGCGTGTTCGACCTGGTGCGCGACTTTTACGCCAAGGCGACCCCGATTCACTACAGCCTGGAAGCAAAAAACGCCTTGGTACTGAAAGCCCAGGACACGATCCAAGGCAGTCGCATCGAGTGGGACGCCGGCTGGACGGATATCGCCCAGGCATTCCTGACCATCAAGCGCGGCGCCACCAACAGCGGCCAGATCACCTACAGCGCATCCCGTACCGAAGCCACCGGTCATGCCGACATTGCCTGGGCGGTGATGCACGCCCTGTCCAACGAACCTTTGAACACCAACAAGCGGCGCCGTAGCCGCTACGTCACGAGTACCCATAGCAGCCATGGCCAACCGCAAACGCAGAAAGCACCACGTAGCCCAACCACAGCAACAGCCAATGCGCACGTTTACGTTCGGGGAGCCGGAGCAGGTGCTGTCCGGCAACATCGGCGAGTACGTGGGTGTGTTTCCCAGCGACGACGGCAAGATCTACAAACCGCCGGTGTCACGGGCAGGCCTGGCCAAGCTGTTGCGCGCCAACGCGCACCACGGCGCCATTCCGAAGTTCAAGCGCAACCTGTTGCTGCGTGAGTTCATCGCCTCGGCCGGCTGCAGTACGGAGACGATGGGCCGTGCCGGGCTGGACTACATGGTGTTCGGCGAAGCGTACTTCTACAACGACACCAACGCGTTCGGCCAGGTGCTGGAGCTGCAGCACCTGCCGGCGATCAACATGCGCGTGAAGGTCGACGGAGGCTTCGTGATGCTGCTGCCCGACAACAAGGAAATGGAGTTCGAGGCGCACGAAATCTCCCACGTCCTGGACTACGACGTGGAACAGAACATTTACGGGATTCCGGACTACCTGGGCGGCCTGCAGGCGTTGCTGCTGAATGAGGCCGCCACCCTCTTCCGCCGGCGCTACTACAGCAACGGCGCACACGCTGGCTACATCTTCTACACAAACGATCCCGACCTGACCGAAGAGGACGAAGACGAGCTGCGCGCCCAGATCAGCGCGAGCAAGGGCGTGGGCAACTTCCGATCGATGTTCGTCAACATCCCCAACGGCAAAGAGAACGCAATTCAGATCATTCCGGTGGGTGACTTCCAGGCGAAAGACGAGCTGGAGAAAGTGAAGAACATCACACGAAACGATGTCATCGCGGCCTGGCGGATGAACCCCGCACTGGCCGGCATCATCCCGGAAAATACCGGTGGTTTCGGCGACATCGAAAAGATCGACCGCGTGTACACCAGCAACGAGATTCGACCGATCTGTCAGTTGTTCAATCAGTTGAACGACCGGCTACGCGATGACAGGCGGTTTGGCTGGAAACCTGCTCCAGAAGCAGTGGATGTCACTGCATGAAATAGTAACCATAGCGGATGCCACTACAAAATGTGGCAATATGGTGGCGATCAGCTGCCCCTGGGGAGGGACATATGCGAGTGACATGCAAGTGTGGAAACAAGGGATTAATCCGGGATAGCAAGCCGCAATCGCCAGATTTCGTGACGCTCTATTGCCAGTGCCTGGACGTCCAGTGCGGGCATACATGGGTGGCCCATTTGACGTTTTCCCACACGCTGAGTCCATCAGCGCAAACCTTCGACCGATTGCTATTTGATCGTCTTCGGGAAATGCCCAGGGCGAAACAGCGGGAGTTGTTCGAGCAGCTCGGGGCGCAGGCAGTTGCGTGACAGGTCAATCGCCGACACCGAAACGTCGGCGATCAAGACATCAGCTGTTGGCTGACTCTTCAGGATTGATGGCAAGAATTTCAGATAGCCGACGAAGCTGACCTTGCTCCTTTTCACTCAATGACCGGTATAGGCCAATGAGGCGGCGTTCCGCTTTGCTCAAGTTGTGCCATTCGAACTCGGCAAATCCCAAGCAAAGAGGTTCTTTTTTGATGCGATCCAACATGCTGACTACTCCATAAAGTGCATGGCTGAATCAGCATTGACGGGATGAGCATCGGCTTTAGAACGCGGGGGCGACCAATGTCATACAAGGTTATGTTGCGAGTTAATTCTTCTGACGGGCAGCGTCGTCCGCCATCGCTTTCAGAAATCGGCGGATTGCTTCTTGATCACCTGGCGTGATGGTTCTGTATTGCGTCACAAGCAGATTCTCAACTTCGGAAAGCGAAGCTTCCGTAGCTGTCGTGTGCTGACCGCTCAGGATGTAATGCACGTCAAAACCTGGCTCGCGCATAACCTTACTCAGATACCACGCCGGGGCATCGCTGCTGCCTGCTTCGTAGTTAGCTTGGGTGCGTTTCGAAATACCAAGAACCTCGGCAACCTGATCCTGAGTCAGCCCGCTTTTCTTTCTCTCTTCCCGCAATCGCGAGCCGATGCTTTCAGAATCGTGCAAAATTTTTCATTCCCGATGTTTACAAATGCACTTATGTGCATCATTCTGCATTCCCGACACATGAAAATGCACGGAATTGCACTATGCCGAACACAAACATCAACGATCAAGCCCGCCAGCAAGCAAGACAGGGCTTGGAGAAGCGAGGTCAATCAGCGAAAGACTTCGCGAAATTGCACGGACTAAACCCCAGCACCGTTTATGCGGTGCTGAGTGGCCAGAGCCATTGTCGCCGGGGAGAGGCACATCGCGCCGCCGTACTACTCGGGATCAAAGACGGCGTAATCGAACAGTAACGGCACGGACCAACAGGGAACAGTAGAAGATGAAAAGCCTTGTTCTAGAGACACGCAAGGAAGCGATGCGCGAGATCATTCGCAGCTTTCCCGAGGGACGCGAAGGCGCAGCAGCTCGCTTGGGAATGAAAGTCAAAAAATTCGACAACCACGCCTACGAGAATGCCGGCTGCAGTCCATTGACGGATTTGCAGATTTACATGCTGGAGCAAGCCAGCGGCACCCACCACTTTCCGAACTACGTGGCGCAGATGTATGGCGGCTTGTTTGTAGCCGTCGCCGACCCGGAGAAACTGGACAACGTCGAACTGTACGCTCGATCGGTGCAGGTATCGGCAAAGCGCGGTTGCGTTGACCAGGCGATAGCCCAAGCACTGGAAGACGGCTCCATCAGCGTGGAAGAAGCCGAACACATCCTTGCCGCACACAACCTCCACATGGCCGCACGGCACGCCGAAGTGCTGGCCGCTATCGACTTGTACCGTGCCAAACCGGGGAAAAGCCAATGAACAATCTGCCGGCCGTACAGGAATATCAGGACATGCTCAAAACCGCGGCCTTTTCTTTTCTTGAGCGTCATCAGTGCGAACATCTGGGCGACGACCAGCAACTGTTCAAACGCGCTGTTCAGCACCTTGTGACGGATTACAACGCCACAATGCAGCACGCCGAACGGCTGGTGCATCTGGCCAACAGTGAAATGGCAGCGGTCGGCGATCGGCAGCGACTGGATGTCATCAACAGCACATCAACGCACACCGTGATTTTCGATACCGCCACCGGCAACGCCTGGGCAATCCCGGTCAGCCTGATCTACGAACGCATCCTCATTGCTCCCGATAACGGGCGCTTTCGTATCACCGCTTCCTAACACCTAACCAACAAATCCCCGATCCCCATTGCCGTGGGTTTGGGTGAGCTGCGCCCGAAATTGAGGTTTGACGATGGAAAACGCCCTGAACATCAACGCAAAACTGACGCCTGTAGAGGCTCAAGCGCTCTTGGCCAACCTGCGCGAGCAGTACCGTCTCAGCTTCAACGAACTCTGGTACGCAGACCAGTTCCGCCTGATTCCCGATGGTCTGCGCCACGGGTCAATTCTCGCCAACTGCCCCGTGATGGCTGCTCAGAAACACCTGATCGGCGCCCTCTCCCTCTGCCTCAAGAAAGCGAAGTAACCATGAAAGAGCAACTGCGCAGCGACGTGATCGAACGCCTGAAAACCGATTACGGGCTCAAGCAACGGGCAAATGCTGACTACATGCGCGGCGGCACCTGCCCAAAGTGCCGTCAGAAAACGCTATACACCCGTTTCGATGCTCCGTGGTTGGTGATCTGCGGTAGACCGGAAAAATGCGCGCACACCCTGCACGTGAAAGAGCTGTACGAAGACCTGTTCGAAGACTGGAGCAAGCGCGCACCGGCCACTGACCAACACCCCAACGCAACAGCTCGTGCCTACCTGGAATTCGCCCGAGGCTTTCGCATCGAGCTGATCCAGGGCTGGTTCACCCAGGAAAGCTTTTACTCCCCGGACCACAACGCCGGCAGCGCCACCGTGCGCTTTGCACTGGCGAAAGGCGGCTGGTGGGAACGCCTGATCGATCGGCCGCACCGCTTCGGCAAGATGAAAGCTCGGTTCAAATCCAAGGACAGCTATCGCGGCGTCTGGTGGTGCCCGCCGTGCGTGGACCTGTTGGAAGCGAAAGAAGTCTGGATTGTCGAGGGCATCTTTGACGCGATCGCCCTGGTGCACAACGACATTGTCGCGGTGTCGGCCATGTCCTCGAATGCCTTCCCTGAAGAATCACTGCGAGCCCTCGCCCGTGACCGCGACGGCAAGTTGCCCAAGCTGGTCTGGGCGCTCGACAACGAGTCGGGCGCCCACGCCTACACCAAACGCTGGGCGAAGCAGGCGCGAGCGCTGGGGTTCGTCTGTGAGGCGGCGCAGATCCCTCTGCGTGACGGCCGCAAGACCGACTGGAACGATCTGCATCAGCGCTGGAGTTTCATCGAAGACGAGAGCCAACGCGCCGACCAGATCGCGGCTGATTTGAAACAGGCGCGTCACCTGGGCGCCCTGCTGCTTGCCGAAAGCGCGGCCGAAAAAGCGTTGCTGATGTACGACTGGAACAAGCGTGGTGAATTCCACTTGGGCTTCGGCAGTCGCCTGTACTGGTTCAAGTTGGACATGGAGAAATTCAACCGGGCGATGCAGGACATCGAGGACAGCGAGAACCACGACGACCAGTTGCTCAACCAATCACAACAACGCGAGAAAGCGCTGCAGCAATCGGGCAGCGTGGTCGAGATTGCCAACTGCTACCCGCAAGCCCTGTATTTCCAGCGCAATGAAGTGACGGACGAGTCCTGGTATTACCTGCGCGTCGATTTCCCGCACGACTCCGAAAGCGTGAAGAACACCTTCACCAGCGGGCAGTTGTCAGCGGCCAGTGAATTCAAAAAACGCCTGCTCGGGATGGCAGCCGGCGCCATGTATACCGGCAGCGGTCAGCAGCTGGACAAGCTGATGAAGGACCAACTGTTCGGCATCAAAACCGTGTCGACGATCGACTACGTGGGCTACAGCAAGGAATACGGCTGCTACGTCTACGGCGACCTGGCGATCAAGGACGGCACGACCTACAAGGTCAACAGCGAGGACTATTTCGAGTTCGGCAAGCTGCGTCTGAAGACGCTGCAAAAAGGCGTCCCAATCAAACTACAGCGAGATGGCAAGGACTTCAATGAAGCCTGGCTGCCGCTGCTGTGGACCTGCTTCGGTGCCCAGGGCCTGGTGGCACTGGTGTTCTTTTTCGGCTCGCTCTTCTGTGAGCAGATCCGCAGCCGCTACCAGTCGTTTCCCTTTCTGGAGGCCACGGGCGAGGCTGGCGCCGGCAAGACCACCCTCCTCAATCTGCTGTGGAAACTGCTCGGCCGTGAAGGCTACGAAGGCTTCGACCCAATGAAGTCGACGAAAGCTGGTCGCTCGCGGTTGATGGGCCAGGTGTCGGGCATGCCGGTGGTGTTCCTTGAAGCCGATCGGCACGGCGATGATCGATCGCACGCCAAGACCTTCGAATGGGACGAGCTGAAAGACTTCTACGGCGGCGGCACGCTGGCCACCAAAGGCGTGAAGACCGCCGGCAACGAAACCTACGAGCCACCATTTCGCGGCACGATCGCCATCAGCCAGAACGCGGCCGTGGTCGCTCATGAGGCGATCATGACCCGGATCGTCAAGCTGCATTTCATCCGGCCGACAGTGACGCCGCAAAGCCGCGCTGCAGCGGACAAGCTGAACGCCCTGGACGGCGGCACGCTGAGCCACTTCCTGATTCGGGCCGTCGGTAAGGAATCAGCTGTGCTCGAGCTGTTCGCCCAACGCATGCCCGAACACGAAGCCAGGCTGCGCCGCCTGCACACCCACTGCTTTGCCTGCGGTACGGAGTATCCCAACGAACAAGGCAACTGCAGCAGCTGTGGATACGACTTGCGTGGGTACATCCGCGTCGAGCGGATCAGCAAGAACCATGCGCAGCTGCTGTCGCTGCTCGATGCCCTGCGCCTGGTCCTGAAACTGGACGAACCCCAGGTTGCCGCCACTCAGCGCCAGATCGTGCGCATGGCCATCGAGCGCCAGGCTTCGATCAGCTCCGACCATCCGGCGGTGGCCGAGTTTTGGGAGGTGTACGACTACCTGCAATCGCTCAGCGAAGACCCGGTGGTCGACCACAGCAGCGACCCGAACGTCATCGCGATCAACCTCAACGAATTCAGCGAACGCGCCGCCGAACACAAACAGAAGCTGGCCGACGTGGCGACCCTGCGCGACCTGCTCAAAGAATCCCGCTCGCACAAATTTCTGGACGCCAACAAGGCCGTGCACAGCGCGGTACGTGCGGCGCTGAACGCCAAAACCCCACTGGCGCCGGGCCGTCCGACGACGGTCAAGTGCTGGATCTTCAAAGCGTAAAAGGAGGCTACACCGATGCAAGTTCAAGTGTTTATGGGCAATGCCGGCGACGGCAAAACCAACAAACTGCAGGCCGTTCAGGATCGACTGGAGTTTGTCGGCGAAAGCGCGCCGATCATCCAGGCCGGTGCCTATGGCGAAGAAGGTTTGCTGCAAATCCTGGAAGTCCGCGCCGCCGGTGGCCAGCGCGAAATCCTGGTCGACGACTGCAGCCGGCAACAGATTTTGAAGGTTCTGGAATGGCAGTCCTGTGCCGAACACCTGCCGGATTTTGACGGCCTGGTGGTTCACCTGGCCCGCAAGGACTGACCTTTGAAAAACAGTGTCGAGGAGTTGCAGCTCCTCGACACCCGACCACTACAGAGGACTCAAACATGCAAGTACAGAACCTAAGCAGCAGCGGCACGCAGGCTACCACACCAGCGCGCCACCTGGTGGCCACCGCGCTGATCGGCGCGGCCGTCATCGGCTACCTGGTGCACAAAACCCCGGAATCACGCACGCGCCTGGAAAGCCTCAGCCAGATGGCCCGTACCCTAGGCGAGTTGAGCGCAACGGATGCAGCGGTGGTCACTCGGCTGCTCGCCATTCCCGCAACACAGGGTGACTCACGCCATGTCTAACGACCCAGCAATCTCCGCGCGGCGCTTTCCCTGGAACCTGGACCACACCAGCGTGTGCGACCTGTGCGGCAAGTGGCGGGTGCAAGGCAACCACGCCAAGTGCAGCCGGCAGCGCCAGTTGCTCAATGCCCACCGGCGCCATCACCCGCCCAAGCGATAACCGCGTCCACTAGAAGATGCGCCTGCAGATACTTGGCCCGGAAACGGGCCTTTTTGTTTCCGATCGTCAGACTGTCGATACACGAGTACAGCGTTAGGGGTTTACATGAGTGGCGTCGAAGCTCGCGGCAATTCCGTGAGAATCTACTTTCAACACAATGGGGAGAAATGCCGGGAATCGATTCCCGGAGGGAACACGCCGGCCACCGTGGCCCAGGCCAAACGCCTGCTCGGCATCATCGATTACGAAATCCAGACCGGCACCTTTGACTACGCCCGACATTTTCCCAACTCCTCGAGGCTGGTCGAAAATACCTTCGGCCATTATCTGGACCTGTGGCTGAAGATCAAAGCCAACAGCGTCGCCGCTTCCAGCTACCGGGGTTACGCCAACAAGGCCGAGGTGCATGTGCGGCCGCGCTGGGGCAAGGTGCAGATCAACCAGATCGATCACCTGGACCTGCAGGAGTGGATTCAGGGCACGCTGTCGAAGACCCTGAAGAACAAGACCATTCGCGACATCATCAGCAACGTGCGCCAGGTGTTTCGCCTTTACCGCACGCGCATGAAGGTCGCTCACGATCCGACCGAGGGCTTGATGGTGCGCCTTCCCGATCCCGAAGCCCCGGACCCGTTCACCCGGGCCGAGATCAAACAGATCCTCGACACCCCGACCAGCCGCACGCACGAGCTGTTGATGGTGCAGTTCATGTTATGGGCCGGCCCAAGGGTGTCGGAGACGATCGCCCTGGCGTGGGAGGACGTCGACCTGGCGCAAGGCACCGTGACTTTTCGCCGCTCCAAGGTGCGTGGCGCCTACCGGGTCACGAAAACCCGACGATCGACGCGTCGGGTTCGCCTGCTGGCCCCGGCGTGGGACGCCTTGCGCAAGATCGATGCGCTGACCCGCCGGCGCAAAGCGGAGACCGTCGAGGTCGTCGAGCGCGACAACAAGACGATCCGCCGACACTCGCTGCACTTCGTCTTCCTCAACACGAAAAGCGGTCTGCCACACGCCAACGACTTTGTCGTGCGTGACCGTTTTTTCAAGGCGCATCTGCTCGCCGCCGGTGTGCGTTACCGGGGGCCGGGACAATGCCGGCACACATACGCCAGCCAACTGCTGACCACAGGCGTAGCCTCCATCGACTGGATCGCCGAACAGATGGGCCACACCAACGGCAACATGATCCGCCAGCACTACGGCACGTGGATCAACGAGGATGGACCGGATGTGGTGGGGATGCTGCAAATAGCCTTGAAACTGTCACCGGTCGCGCTTCCGTGCTGAGGTGACATTTCCACAAGGAGGTATGGTCTCAATATCCCCAGCTCCCACGGGCGACCCAGCGGAGTGGGGATACAATTGGTGGTTCATTTTACTGATTCTCAAGGGCTTTATCGGCGTGTAGCGCCCGCTTGCAAATAGCAGAGACTGGCCACCCCCAATCGCTGGTACCGAAGAACCTCGTCTGCACTCGAACCAAATTCTCCTCACGGTCCACTGAGCTCTAAGCTCTAATTCGAGCCCTCTCGCCCATAGACACAATGCTACCTCCTTCGTAATCTACACCTCGGGCGTGTAGAAGGGGCACGTGTTGAGTGTGGTAGTGACAAACGACCCATTATAGTTTCAGACAAATAAGAAAATTATTTGCAAATTGCTTTAGCTTCACCTAATTACTAAATATACCGGGGTAGATAATATGGAAATTGAAAGCCAAAGTACATTTGAACGTTGCCTGCGCGAAGGTATAAACGTTTTTACAGGCGCGGGATTTTCCTTATTATCGGAAGACAAAAGCGGACGCACCTTACCCATTGGCGACGAATTAAGAAAGGAACTATTAACTGAATTCCCTACCGCACCTAAAGCACTTCAACTGCCTCAACTGTGCACTTTTCTACTGAGATCAAAAAAAGAAGAACTGGAAAAGTATATCAGAGCTCGATTTGATATTGGAGAGCATAGCGAAAAGTACAAAAACCTTGAGCATATAAATTTAAAATTTGTATTCACCACAAACGTAGACAACTTGCTTGAGTCTGTCTTCAATGGAAGCCCAAACAAATATCTGAATGATGCTCGACTCAACGGGGTCAGCCTCCAAGATAAGGCGGCTGTAGACTATATCCATTTGCACGGATGCGTATCTAACGAGGAGTCACCTTTGATATTTGGTGATTTGGATATCGCAAGCGCCTTTGCCAATGATCCAAATCGCTGGAATTATTTTAGAAACCTTATGAACAGACACCCCACTTTATTTTGGGGCTATGCATTGAGGGATGCGGGAACTCTGCAAGTCTTCGCTGATTCGCTTGAAGACAGCAACAAGAAAAACGCGTGGATAATTGTACACCCCGAGTACACCACGGAAGATGAGATCCAGTACTACAAGTCTTTAGATCTAAAAATAATTACTGCAGATACGGAAAGCTTCCTCGATTATCTCAGCAAATTTAAAGACACAAACAACTCTACCAAGACCGAGTACGAAAATCCATTTCCAGAGTACTCCATCCCAAGCAACGCGGAAGTAAAACACCGAGCCACCCAAGACTTTTACCAAGGTGCCACACCGAACTGGAGTGATATCTACTCTCCGCGAGTAATAAAACTCCGTCATTATTCCGTTATTGAAGAACACACAAATCGGGGGAGAAACGTTTTAATCACTGGTGGGCCCGCCACAGGAAAAACTACTCTCCTCATGCAATTCGCAGCTTTTCACAACTTTAACGGCATTAAAATCCTACTTTCCAATATCTCTTTGCCAAAAGCCAGGACAATTTCCGCAAAGATCGCCGACACCCCCACACTTTTATTCGTGGACAACCTACAAAGCTCAATTGATGCGCTAAACTTCCTTTCAACAAGAAAGAACATACAATTAATTATTGCGGAAAGGGATTACGCCTACCTCTCAGCATCAAGCTCAAACTTCCTGAGAAAAAACATTGAAATAATAGACATAACATCTCTAGACGAAAAAGATGCGCAGGCTGTAATCTCAAAAATCCCTGAAGATATAAAATCACGAAGAAAATACGTACTTCGCGATGGGGACTCTTTATTTGAACTCATTGAGCGAAACTGCCGCACCCCGTCGATTAGGGAAAGATTCAACAATGTAATCGATGAGCTGAGGAAAAAGGATGACAGTCTGGTTCAATTGTTTTTGTTAGCGTGCTACCTGCATACCTGCCGAAGCGTAACATCCATGGACGTTCTCTATAGCTTCTTTGACAAAGGCTATAACGATCATCGACAGCTTTATGAGCTTTTAGGAATACTGAGCAGCAGTATATCTGAGTATGCGGGAGAGTTCGCCGAAAACGATCAAGATTACTTCGTAATTCGATCAAACTTATTGGCAGACCACATTTCCACAATCGCTCCTGCGAAAGACTTGGCGAAGATGTTAAAAGCATTCCACAACAATGTCCCTCGCTTTTGCGTACCTAACTTTGATTCATTCAAACGCCGCGCCTATGATGCTCGCCTTTATGAAAGAGCATTCCCAAACATCGAAGATGGCGAGGAAATTTATGATGTCATTTATCGAAAACACGAATCCCCATTCAACCTGCAGCAAAAATCGTTATATTTGAGTCGACGCGGAGAGCACCAACGAGCTTTCAGTGTTATAGACGAAGCAATATCAAAAGGAGGAAGTCGAAATTGGTCGATAAAAAATTCTTATGCGATCATAAAATTTAAAGCCAATATAGGGCGGGAAGACAGCGCAGACGTCAGAAAGGCACTGAACGAAAGCATGGAAGCATTAGAACAATGCCACTCAGCTGACGTAAGGAAAGTTTTTCACGCCATGTCTTATACAGATCACTCACTACAGTATTGGAAGCGGTACAGAGATGAAATTTCCATCTCCTATCTCGAAAAATCCAAATCATGGCTGAGTGAAGAAGCAGATGCGGACAATCGAATCGGAAATGTATCAAGGCTTTTGAAACAGGTTAACATCGCACTATCCACTGCCAGATAGATTAGAGAGCCATAACCTGGGCGGTAATTTTTTGAGCTTAAATTGCCGCCCATGAGTTCCCTTGAATTAACAGATGTTCGATGAGTGATCTTTTCTACCCACAGTCCAATTTGCCGCTGTAGTTAGTAAACTCTCTGAACAGCGTATTCGCCAACCTCGAACCGCAATGAGGGTCAGAATTCACGGGGGGCTGCCGGTGGCGCATAGCTCTTGATGAGCCAGCATGGGGCTCTTCTACAACTGCCGTAGTCGCATGATCGCAGCTGTAATTGCTTTTGCATTAGCATCCAGAGTCTCCAAGGCTCCAACTGCGTTTTCTGCCACCATCCCGCCCCCATTCTCCGAAAGCCACTTGGTGACCTCTTCTATCGCCGCGCCCAAGGCATGCTGATTATGCAAGATCAATGTCAGAGCATCTGCCGTGGTGATATTGGCATCTGAATTGTTTTCCATGAATACGTCCTTGAATTGGGGATGTTTGTGAGACTAGCTCACGGCAGCGGAATCACGCTCAATTACTCATCCAGCAAGCTCGAATCTTTTGCACCAAAATAGCGCGCCAGTCCCATCTCGGTCCCATCTGGCTATTTTTCAGACACCAAAAACCACAAACCCCCGACTTTCTCTAGGAAAATCAGGGGTTTGCGTTTACTGAATGTGGCGGTGAAGGAGAGATTCGAACTCTCGATACAGTTTCCTGTATACACACTTTCCAGGCGTGCTCC